TAACTTCAATTGAGCTTTCAGTCGTTCAATTTCTTCCTGCGCCTCACCCCTTATCGACGAGCCATCTTTCATATCCTTCTGAGGCATTTTAAGAGCTTTCAATTCATTGATTTCTGATTTATACTCTTCTAGTAACTTTTTATCCTGCAAGGCTAGGCGCTGTTGTTGGTCTAACAATTCATGTAATTTGTCAATTTCTACTCCTCTTTTTACCAATTCGTTTTGTAAAAAAACTACATCTACTGTTGGTGGCCCTTTATCTACTGTTGGTGCTTATGTTTGTAGTTTATCTAAATAGTTTTTTATTATTTCCTGTTGTTTAATATTTAAAAATAATCTATTCTTTTTTAAGTAGTTCTGAATGAATATAGACTACTCGTATGATTTTTTCTATATATGTCTTACTAACGCCTAACTCGTCCGCTAACTCCTTTATTATATCCGATACTTTTTCCAAACTCAATGTTTTGTGTGGCTCAACTTGTTCACCGTCTAAAACGTAGTCATGGATCTTACCATTCTTTCTCACAATTTGAACAGTATCACCCTTTATAAAACCTCTATCGATTGTCTCTTTTAGTTCATCATAATATAACATAACGATACCTCCTTACTTATTTATTCGTAAAAGGAACGGAAAAAGTACTAATTTTTCAGCGCCTTATATTTATTATTTCAATAACCACGCGCGTGTATGACTAACGTAACCCATTATGTTATAATATTAGTGTACTTAGATAGATATATTGTGATTTTCTCCCGTGGTTTATCCCACGGTTTTTTTACTTGTATAAAAAAAGAGGTATCCCATTTCTAGGATACATTTTGTTCATATTTTTCGAAATACTCACTTGGTAATTGAACTTCTGCATAAGTTTCAAAACTACCGTCTTCATATTGAATTCCTGGAGTTGAGCTATCCATGTCATATTCAACACCACTTTGATTCAACAACTTCATTAATTCTTCTTTTGTGAACATGGAAAACCTCCTACTAGCTTATATTTTTTACTTTTATTTTCGAAAAGGGTATAATTTCTTGATTCATAATACATATTTGATCAGACAACATACCAAAACCACTTTCGCCTACCTTTTTATTGGTGGAATTAAAAGTCCTACGTACTACTTTATTTTTATTTTCAAACTAACGCACAAAAATACTAACATAAACAAAGCCCGTTGTATCAACGTTTATCGCTATTATTGTGAAAATACAAAAACATATAAAATTACCAACTTAATGTAGTAGTTACATTAAAACACATTAAAAAATACGGGTTCAGCAGGCAAGAAAAAAGCACCTTAACGGGTGCTTTTTGTATAAAAAATCAAAACTATTTTCTCACATAATTTCAAAAACTGCTTTTTCTTTAATTACATCGTCTGTAATTTCACAATTCATGTTCGGTTCATATACTGTATCCCAAGGACCACCAAGAGAATGAGTCAATTTGACCAACTCACTAGCTGATAAGTTACCGTACTCTTTAATAACATCTAACAATACTGGAACTACTTTCTCAGCATCTTTCAACAACAACATTCTACCAAGAGCTTGCGGTAGGTGTATATCCTCTAAAATATACTCTGTTTCATCATCAATCTCAATAGTCTTAGAACCATATTTTTTAAAGATACAATAAACTTCTTCTACCACTGGACCATATTTATAAGCAACTATACGTTCCTTAAATAGTTTTTCATCATATTTAAGGAGATATTTTTCATAAGCCAAATATACTAATTTTTGTACCTGCAAATGAGAAAATGATTTCATCGCTAAGAAAAATTTCGCCACATCAACAGCTTTAATTTCTAAATCCGATTCCAAAACTTCCATAAAGCCATCAAAGTCTGGACAAATCACAACATCTCCAAAAAAAGAATCAAGCTCAATAACACTTTCCCACTCTTCGCTTGTGGTAACAAATGAATGAACACCAATGTCGGTTCTTTTTATATCACTAATTTTTTTCATTTTTTCTTCAATAACATTTTCAGGTATCTTCCCTTCATAAACTAAGTGATAACCAACACGTACACCTTCAGCATATGAACTAGCAACTAATATAAAGTGTTGAAACATGAACTATTCCTCCTTTTCTAAATTTGCTTTATGATAATCCCGTGGTAATGAAATATATTTTCTTTTTTGTTTATGTTGCTCATGAGATTCAACGTTTAAACTCGAATGAGAAACATCCCAAATTTGTAATTCCCACGGGAAATAACTATTTTTTTTATTCTTAAAATACAAATGAGTAGCTTCGTAATCACCTATTTTTCTTTGAATAATCTTAAAAACAGTATTTTGAATAGCTGTATCACTTTGTAACAAACTATTTATCTCAGGTAAATTAGAAACAATTATCCTGAAACCTAAAATATCATTTAAACATTTATTAATTGGATACTCACCGTTATTACCTTCTTTAGTTGAATAATATAATAACTTTTCACTGATAGACTCTGCCTGTTTTATACGAGCGCGAACAGGAAATTTAAAGCTAAAATTACTAATTTCAGATATATAAACAGTTAGAAGAGCATTTCGATAACGGTCAATAATTGATTGGAATTGCTGAGATATCCCTTCATCACTGACAATAGAACTAACAGTATTCTTTTTTAAATTAAGAGTAAGATAGACCTCTTGTTCCTGAGACGTTCTTAAATGAAATTCATTAATAGCTCGAATAACTTCTACTATCTGCTCATACGAGTCTACCATCGACTGTTGCTCCAACTTACTCCCCTATCAATAAAAAAAATAACCCAAGTGTCACATCTGTCACCTGCGTTTCAATTATCATTATATATTATCGAAAAAGAATAGTCAATCACTTTATATTATTTTTGTCAAGCTTTTCTATACAATTTTCTGCTATGATAAATTTCTCTTCCGCTCAAATTTGAGCAAAAATACAGGCGCGTGAATTGCTCTAAGGCTTTGTTATGTATCCTGTGTAATGTCTGCCTACTATAGTGTAGCTGCCTATCAGTGATACCGATTATTTCCGCTACTTGAGCTTGAGTAGCGGTAGGATTTAATAGCTTAAACTCAATAGCATCAAGCATTTTCGCCTTATTCGCTCTTGCCAAAATATGTTCCTCCTTTCGGAAATTTTCGGAAATTAAAAAGCCACACGATTGTGTGACTACTATAGTGTAGCCGCTCCGCTATATCTTCCAATTTACGTTTGTATAGATAGCGTTCTATTTTTTTCAACGTTTAATTGTTCGCCCTGCGAACGAATGAAAAATTCTATTTTTAATTCTTCGTTTTGCGAAGAAACAAATTTAAAGTGATTGATATTCCATCTTCTTATTGTAGCGCTGTCATCACCGTGATATAATAATTATGGCACAAGCCAAAATACAAAATAGAAAATGGTATGATAGTAACGGATTTCATATTTTACGATGGCTTTTGTGTGAGCGTGGTTTTTTTTCGGGTCTGTAGGTTCGTCCTATAGGCTTTTTTTGCAATCTAACAGCGGAACAATTAGATAGTTAACTAGTAAATAAAATACAATCAAAATAAGACCTTTCAAAGTTATATGACACCCCTTGAAAATCTGAAAAAATGGCGCGTGATATAAGCGGACACCTTGCAGCGGCTCTCCTCGGCTCAAAATAGGGGGCGGGGGTCAATTAAAACAGCAAGGCAATATAATTATACCCCCAACAATTAAAATGCCATATAGGGCTTTTAATGGGCTAATAAGAGCGTGCTATAAAAATCAAAAAAGGGAAAATCACGCGCAAAAAGAGGCAGCGTTGTTCTCTCCAAACAATAGCAAGCCCCGTTTTTATTCAATGGGGTGTTTTTGAGTAATAACAAGAGAGGCGCGTGCTTGCTGTGTTTCTACTGTTTTCTACTGTATCCAAGTAAACAAAAAAAGCCTACTGTCAGTCAGTAAGCTTCTTGTCTGTGTTAACGCTTGATACTATGATAACAGTTTTTTAATTAGTCTTCTTTGTTTATACTTGTATCATAGTATTCTAACCCTTGATACTCGCTAGCAACGTCTATAGACTTGAATAGTTCAATCGCTTCATTGTCCAACATCTCAAGCGTTCCGAATGCTGTTTCACTATCTGCCATTAAAGGGTTATCACTCAACAAACGTTCAGCATAATCTAGCAATTCACTCTCATATAGTGCAACTTTATCGACTAATTCTTCAAACGTTGCTTGCTCCTTTAGTTGTTCGGTTCGTTTGTAAACATACTTACCAACAGTACTATCGCAAGCAATCTCACGCGCTTCCTTGTCGCTGTCCTCTACTTCTTTCATCAGTTCGTTATATTGTGCCATTTCGTTTTCTTCCTCTTCTTCCTCGATTGACTTTGGTTGATAATGTAGTTCGTTATCTTCTAACATCATCAAGAAACTTTCTAAACAATTGAAAACACTAAAAGCAATCGCTTCAAATTCTTCTTGTTCCTCTTTAGGGAGGTGGCTCTTATAGTCTTTTGTCTGTAGTAGTTCGGATAGCTCGCAAGTTTCTTCTACCCATGCTTTAAGTTCTGCTAGTGTCATTGGTGCTGTTGTTTTGTTTGTGTTAGTCATATTATTTTACCTCCTCATAAATAACCATAATAGATAGCTGTACACTCATATCCTCATAGGTGCCATACGTGGCCTCTTGATATTTAATGTTAATTACTTTCTTATCGGCTATAAATTCATTTACTCTGTTTTCTATCTCCTCGTTAGTTTCTTGTCTGTGCTTAGTTATGCCGTTACTGTAGTAGCTATCAAAAACTAACTCGCGGTTGAATAGTTTGATTTTCATTTATTTTTGTCCTTCCTGATTTTTCTTGTTTTTATAAAAATGTCTTGGGGTAGTTTTGGGTTAGTTTTTTACCTAACCCGCAAAAACCTTGGTACATAAGGGTTTTAGGGCTTGGGTTAGGGGTTAGGTTTTGTTTTCACTTTTCTTTTTATAAGAGAGTATATAGATATTACTATACTTACTTAATAAATAAAAACTAACCTACCTAACCTAATAATAATAAAGTCAATAATATCAAGGGTTTAGAGGGGTTAGGAATGGGGTTAGGAATGAAAAACAATACTAACCCAAACCCTAGGGAACGTTGATACCATGGTATTTGCGCCCCTGTAATTTCCTAACCCGCTATTTTTCAAGCAACCCAATCCCCCAAATTCCTTTTACAAACCTATCACGGTGAAAGCCATTGGGGTCTAGTATGTCATAAAATTCTCTTCTAGTCGTGCCGTTTTTTGCCTTGTATTCGTTCCCTGTGTTTCTTTGTAGCTCTGATATAACTGCCTTGCTGAATTGTCCCAATTTTGGCTTATCTATCCCCATATCCTCGGCGAACTCTTTTAGTTTGCTCCGTGCTATAAACATTGGTACATGGTTAACCTCATGCCAACCGTTGGGAATATAGTAGTTTTCCACCCATACCCTAACATAATCATTACTGTTCTTGTATTCTGTTAGCATTTCTTTCACGGCTTTTGGTTCTATAAATTTGTCAAAATCAGGCATATTCAAAACTTGAAACAGTACCCATTCTAACAAAGACTTATCTTTTATAAATTCGTCTTTGATTTCGGGGCGCTCTGTCTCGCCGTTAAAATCAGCATCAAATGGAATAATACACAGACGGCGGTACCACCCTGTGGTCTTATTTCTAGCACTTGGCAGGTCGTTGCCTGAAAAGATACACAAGAGCTTAAAGCGTGCTTCTATTGGTTGCTTTCCTTTTTTGTTAACTTGGACAGGGTCACCGCTGACAATACTCATCAAGTCGGACACTTCATCAAGATACTTATTTGATATGTCGTCCCCAATATTACACACTTTTCCCTCTAGTGCTCCTAAATAGAATTCTTTTCCGAACTGGTCGGGTTTTAAATTGCTTATATTCTCCCTGCCTATTAAATTTTCAAGTAAGGCCTGAAAAGTTCCTTTTCCGTTGTTACCATCACCGACAAGCAAGACCATTTTTTTACGTGTTCGGTTCGGGTTTATCGCCTCATTCATAATCTGCCATAAGAGAGTTACAAGCTCGGTATCATTACATGCTAACGTATTAAGCCATTTATCAAAATCAAACCAACCCCCCAAAATCGGCTTTTTGGCTAGTGGATTGTAGGAAGTTTTTATCTTGCTTGTAATAATAAAGTCAGGGCTGAACTCCTCTAGCTGCTTAGTTTTGATATTATAAACACCGTTAGAAACAGGAATATAACGGTAGTCACTTAATGGCGGCTGTATTTTTGTTTCTGTACGGATATAAGCTATTAACTCATTAAAAAATCTATGTGAGGTCAGTCTGTTGTCATAATTCAACACTAGTTTTCTGTAAATGTCATCACTAGAAACATAATAGCCTAGGTCTAAATGATAGATATACAACTTACTAACGTCACTTATTGCACCCTCTCCAATAAAAGTGAAATAACAATGCTCTTCCAATACGTTAGCAACTGTTGAGACGTTAGGCTGTGGGGTGACTGTACGCTCGTTTTTTTGCCCCTCGTTAACAATATAAGCGTTGTCTTGTCTCCACGCGCTCCCTAGCTGCTGCAATAAATTATATAGCTCTTTCATGGTTTGGGGTTTCTTATCTTCGTTTTGTTGTTGTTCTTCTTTTATTTCTTCTTCTAATTTTGCAATGTCTAGTGCCAATAATCTTCCCCCTTAATATCTGTTTGTTAGTTCTTTTTTGGCTATACTTTTAAAAGTTCTGTCCATTTCTTCATCAGGCAGCGGTTCGGGTGTGTTGTTGTTCGCCATTACAGTTAACTGATAAGCCGTAGCTAGGTCAAAATTAACATAACGATTGAATAACATACCTACAAAGCTAGCACACGCAACGTTACGCCCGCCCTCTTCGCCAAATCCATTGAATAGCGTTTCAATAATTTTCACGGTTAGGCTTTTTCGCTCGTTAGGTGAGCGGATACGATAACCGTTTCCGTTTGGCTGCTTGCTTGTGGTGGGTTTGCTACCCTCGTATTTTGGTACGGGGTAAGGTTCGCCCTCATGAATGGTCTTAACATAGTTATGACGTTCCCCAACTGTCACGGGTAAGCCTTGCAATTGTGACCATGTAAGGGAGGCGGTATCGTATTCCAAGCCTATCTTTTCGGCTATTTCAGTAACCACCTTTTTATAGGTCTCCTTGTTCATTGGTTCGCTAGGTTTTACCACAAGCCTATAGCGTGGCTTTTCCTCTGTGTGTTTAATTGTTGGGTAGATGATATAAGAGTAGTTACCAATTGCCTTTTTTACAGTATCTTTAAAGTCCTCACTTGTTTTGGTGATGTTGTCATAATCTAAAAAAATTAAGTCTCTATAAATCAAACTGTTGTCGTTACGTCTGTACGTGTCTTTTTTGTCTTTCTTGACTTTACCCGATATACAATAGGGCGCGTGCTCTTCCTTAAATTCCTCTATATCAATCCCGTTTGTCTCAACTGCTGAAAATTCTTTGATAAACTCAAAAGGTTCAACAGGTAACGGCTTATTGATATTGTTGTCATAAAACCGTAAGCGTGAATTTTTAATGCCTTGTGTGTAATATATGCCCATTTTTACCTATTCCCCCCACGTTTCTTTTTCAACTTTTTCAGTCTCTTTCTCTCCTTTTGTTGTTCTAATGTAGGGCGGCGGTCTTTGTAACGCTTCTCATTGTGATAATGTCCGCCCCCTTGTGCGGGGTGTGTGTTATATCTTCCCATTATCCAACTCCTCCAACATTTCGATGAGCTGTGGTAGTTTTTGGGCAATTACTCGTAAAATTGCTTGGCTAGTGTTCAAATTATCATCAATCAAAGCTACAGTCGCTAGCGTCTGTATGTCATTTAATTCTGGTATAATGTCATCAATCATTTTTCTACTCCTAAAAATATTAAAATGTCATCAATTTTATAAAAAACAGTCACTTTCTAGCGTACGGTTAAAAAATTAATCACGTCTGACACTCTAAAATATTGTTTCTTGCTACTCTCAAAAGGCGGTTGATAGACTTTAAGCCCCAACTTAACCCAATTTGTAAGTGTAGCGCCTGTTATATCTAGTTCCTTTTTCAGCTCTTTAGAACTTATTAAGCCTGTTTGTTTCTGTAGCTGTCTTTCTAGTTCTAATTTCTTATCTGAAAGCTCATCTACACGATCTAATAAACCTTGTTCAAATTCTGTTGAAAATGTTCCCATGTTATACCTCCATTTTTTGAATTTGTCGGATAACCCAATTAAAATGGTCACGCGCATTTAATCGCTTAAACTCTTCTAATTCCTCGGGTGTTGCTTGCTCCTTGATATAAATAGCAATATCGTATAATTCTTTATCTGTCATTGTCTGTCTCCTTAATTGTAATAACGTCCTCTAAGTTGAATATAAGCCCCATATCGTTCTTTTACATGGTTATCTGTCTTAACGTTCTGTGTCTGCTTTTCTTCCTTTTTTGCTGGTGGCTCATACCTTATCAGTAGAAAAATAACAATCGGTACAATAATCATGATAAGAATATCCGCCCATATAGGGAAAACAGTTTCTTGGTATATCATGCCTTGACCTCTTCTTTCTTGCTTCTTGCAGGTAAACCGTTAACGGCTCGGTAAACAATATCATTTGTAATTTCATAACCTAGAGCGTTCCAAGCTTGCTCAAAAGTATCAGCGCTCCCTTTACCTAAATTCATATAACCAATCATCACGTTAGTAACAATCACGTCGGCGGTATATTCGTCATATTGTGCCATAAAGAATGCCTTAGCCTTTGCTTTGCTCTCTTGTCGCTTTCTAAATATTGCTAACTGCTCTTCAGTGTAATCTTCCTCGTTAATTGAAAAAATAGTCATGTTATTTCCTTTCTTCTTTGATTTTTTCTTGTTGCCCTTTAATGATTTTTACTATACATACCAATTATTCTGTAGTTTTAAGAGTTCTCGCTCTCTGTCTGGGAAAAATGTTTAAAATCTGCTATAATAGACACATAAAACCTTTTTAATAATGGCTTGCCTGCCTATTTATTTAAAATGGTTATTGTGTTTCATTTTCTGGGACTTGGGTTGTGGTTAATCAAGTCCCTTTTTTTGTGGTGTCATTGTATTTCTTCCTTTCTTTGCGCGTGAGGTCTAGCAACAGTTTGCTGTGGTTTCTCCTCATTGCTTGCCTGCCTTTCGGTTAGTCTTGATAAAATAGTTCATCAATGGTGATGTCTGGTTTAATTTCAGCAACCATTGACTTAATCGCTAGGCGCTCTTTGTCATTAAAGGACGTTTTCTTCGTCTCTTTGTTATTGTAAGATTGCAAAGAGATATTCAATTTGTCTGCCATTGCTTGTTGTGTTAGCCCAAGCATGACACGATAGCCTTTGAGTTTGCTCATGCCGTTCTCCTTTCTTTGAAAAATCCCCCTCCATAGATTGAAAGTGTGAAAGGTCGTAGAGGGGTATCTTTCGGACATTTTTGTCCGATTGATTTTGATTATATCAGACATTTTTGTCTTTCGTCAACGATTTTTTGATTTTTTTCAGACATTTTTGTCTTTTATTCTAATTAGTGTTATAATCAGCTTTGAAAGGTCGTGAAACTATGAATAGATTGAAAGAATTAAGGCAAGAAAAAAAGCTATCTCAAAAAGAGTTAGCTGACTATCTGGGCGTAAATGAAAAAACTATCTCTCGTTGGGAAAACGGTGAAAGTACAATAAAATCAGACAAAGCCAAAGCGCTAGCTGATTACTTCGGGGTAAGTGTGGGGTATCTGTTGGGCTATACTAATAATCCCAAGCTATACAGTGATGAAATAGTAATTGAATCAGAGGAAGGGGTGGTGTTAACTCATTCAGAACAACGACACAATGAAAAGCTAGACCCGATAAGAAAAAAAGCACAAAAGCAAAAAGACGATTTTGTTAACTTCCTGTCTGAAAATCAGTTCTTTTTAGATAATCAGACCATAGATAGCATTTTGATACTGATAAAGAATTTAGATTTAGATAGCGCTGACCCTTGGCGGGTAAAACTCTCGGAAATGATTGTAAATGATACTTTACCCGCTGATTTAAGGCAAAAATATAGTTATATAATTGATAAAGGAATGTATTAACCTAACAAAACCCAACATTTGCCAACAATCCTATATAAGTACCAACGTTAGCAAAAGTTAGCAAAATCTAAAAGATAGGTTTTTCTAGGTTTTCACCGTGTATTTACAAGCGTACTTTAAAGTACACTTGTTACTACATTCTTAAGCTTATACACTCACATTTTCTAACAAATCTGACCCCCTAAAAAGCATGAATGTTTTTATAGTTATATGCTCACATTTTCAACTATTCCGAATGTTGCAACGTTGAAACATTTGATTTACTACCATGCTATTTTCCACTATTTTTCACCAAAATCTATAATAATAGGATTGTAGTATTTTGTAGTACTCATACGCTCACAAATGCAACTATAACAATGGTTACCGCTGTTTTAGGGACTTGCAAAATTCATGTTTTTCCCATATATGGAAAAAACTAAATTCGATTATATATAGTTTTTACACTCTCATTTTCCAACAATTCATATAAACCTAAAACCTTTTTAATAATGGCTTGCCTGCTGATGGAAAGGTTTATACATGAATATCAAAGAAGTTAAAAAGAAAAACGGAACTATTGTCTATCGTGCTAACGTTTACCTTGGAACAGATAGACTAACAGGAAAGAAAGCACGTAAAAACATTACTGCTTCTACCAAAAAGGCTGTTAAAACCAAAGCCCGTGAGGCGGTTAATGAATTTATCAATAACGGTTATACAACTAAAGCCAAAGCTACAGTAACAACATACAAGGAACTTGCTTCGCTTTGGTGGGATAGCTACAAAAATACAGTTAAGCCAAACACCCAACAATCTACTAAGGGGCTGTTAAAAGTGCATATTTTGCCTGTATTCGGTGATTATAAGCTTGATAAGCTAACAACGCCTATTATTCAACAACAAGTAAACAAATGGGCTGATAGGGCAAATAAGGGCGTAAAAGGAGCATACGCAAACTATAACTTACTTCACAATGTAAATAGCCGTATACTTAAGTATGGGGTTGCTATGCAACTAATACAGCACAACCCCGCTACTGACGTTATTGTTCCCCGTAAAAAACAAAAAGAACAAAGTAAAATTAAATTCTTAGATAGACAAGAATTAAAACAATTCTTAGGTTACCTAGATACTTTAGACCAATCAATTTATGAAAATCTATTTGACTTTGTTTTATATACGTTCTTACTTGCTACTGGGGTGCGTATCAGCGAGGCTTTAGCCCTTGAATGGTCTGATATTGACTTAGAAAAGGGTATAGTCAGCATTAATAAGACACTTAACCGATATCAAGAAGTAAATCCCCCTAAATCTAAGGCGGGTTATAGGGATATCTCAATTGATAAAGCAACTATACTCATGCTTAAACAATATAAAAACCGACAACAAGTTAAAGCGTGGGAACTTGGTCGGTCTGAAACGATTGTATTCTCTGTTTTTACAGAAAAATATGCTTATGCTTGCAATCTAAGAAGAAGACTAGATAAGCACTTTAAAAACGCTGGTGTAACTAATGTATCTTTCCATGGTTTACGCCATACACACGCTACCATCATGCTTTATGCTGGTATTCAGCCAAAAGACTTACAGCACCGCCTAGGTCATAGTGATATCTCAATGACACTTAATACATATGTTCACGCAACTAAAGAAGGAGCTCAAAAATCAGCTTCAATATTTGAAAATGCTATTAATAGTTTATAAGGGTATGACACTTTAGGGTCACCCTTTTACTATACAAAAAATGCCAAAGGGTAACAAAAAGGGTAACAAATTCAAAAAAAGCACCCTAGGAGACAGCCTAGAATGCTTTCATATCAAGGGTTTTAAGCCTTATAATCTCTTATCAGATTATTTACCTAAGTAGTATTCTTTTGTAACGTTCAATTTGTCGTCGAATTCGAAAACAAGTGGTGGGAAGTTAG